GGTGCGCGATGATCCCGACGCTCAGCGGCCCCTGTAGGTCCAGGCTCGACGTGTCGAACAGCGTGTAGTGGTTGGTGTCGCCGTCGTAGGCGAGCACCGTATGCGCTCCGCCGGTCACCGCAGGGGCCACGAGATCGCCGGTCGCTGACTCTGCGGGCGAGGTGACGGTCGACCCCGCAGCCACGGCCGGGTTGACGAGATCGCCCACGCCCGTCGCCGGTACGGCCGTCACGGTCGCCGAGATGGTGACGAGAGGCTTGACGACGACGGCCGAGATGAGCTGGTCGTCGCTGGCCAGGGTCGTGTATCCGTACGTGCTCGAGGATGCGGTCGCCGTGCCGGTGCGCGTGTATGTCTCGGCGGTGGCAGCCCCCGGATCGTGGCCGAAGCCCACGACCTCGCCGCTCTGGATGGCCGACGAGGCGGTGGTGCTCGGCGTGTTGGCGCCGCCGTAGGAGTGAACGGCGACGCCGGCCCACGTCCCGGCGGGGAGCGACGCCGAGTGAGTGACCGTGATCGACGGGTTGGCGATGATCCCGAGGTCGGACCCGTTGTTGGAGTCGACGGCCACGTCTGACCCGTCCGACGTCCCGAAGCAGTAGACGTGACCCTGCTTGGCCGTGCCGGCGTTGGTCGTGAAGGAGACGGTCTGCGCGCCCTGCGGGATCCCGCTACCCAGGAAGTAGATGTAGCCGCGCATCGCCTCGGTGGTGGTGCGCGGCGTGGCGATCACGCGCGACATGGCGACGCCGCCGTAGCTCGCCGCGGTGACCTCGTCGGTGGATCCGAGCGGCTGGGTGATGCAGAGCACGACGCCGTTGACGGTGCCGACGGGCGTGTGCACCCAGGTCTTCGAGCCAGTCGCCGTGTAGCCGGCCGCGTTCGTCGCCTCCGAGCGGCTGCTCGAGTCCAGGAAGATCGTCGACGGCGTCGTCTTCGGCGTGACGACGTCCGCCTGCCCCTGGGCGGGCAGCGCCGAGACGTTGACTGTGCCCGAGGCCGTGATCGTCGTCGTGTCGTAGACGAGCGTGTAGGTGCTCGAGGTGCCTGTGATGTAGAGGATCGGGACGGTGCCAGACGCCTGGTTGAGGTCGCTCTTGGCGGCCGTCGGCACGGCCCAGCCCGTCGAGGCGCCTCCGGCGACGCTCTGCGGCGTCGAGTCCCATGTACCTCCGATCCTGCAGAGCTTGTAGATCTCGCCGTTGGCCTGGCTCTGGTTGCGCCGGTAGAGCACCATCAGGTCGCTGCCCGACCCTGTGCCCTTCCGGGCGACGCTGGGCTGGCCGGCGACGGCCTCCGTCACCAGCGTCGTCCAAGAGCCGTAGGTGTTCGCCGCCGTGCGGACGAGGTATCGAACGGCGGCGTTGTTCTGGTTGGCGACGATGACGAAGTTCGTGCCGTCGTAGCCGCCACCGACGCCGCTGGCGTTGGCCGCGAGCGCAGGCACACCAGTCTCGACCGTGCCGATGGGCGCCGTGCCCGACCAGGCGGTGCCGGAGGCGGCGGTGATCGTCATGACGTTCACGGTCGTGGACCCGGCCGTGTCCACGCCTACGATCATCGTCGTGGCGCCGCCGCTCGAGAGCACGGTCCAGGTCACGTCGGTCTGGTTGTTCGCGAACGAGCCTGTGACCTCCGTGGCGGCGATGGTGTTCGAGAGCGATGACTGTGAGAACCCGTAGGCGTAGATGCCGGCGCTGGTGAGCTCGACGACCATGTGCATCAGCGAGTTAGTGGCGTCGAGCGCGACGCCGAGGACGGGCACGTTGTCGCCGGTGACAGTGTTCGTCTGCGTGATCGTGTGCGTGCTCGTGCTGTAGGCGAGCTTGTAGACGACGATGCCGTTGGCGCCCGAGCCGCTGACGGCGCCGAAGATCGTGTCGCCCGTCGGCGTCTGGAGGAAGGCTCCGCTCGTCGCCGTAGGGCTGTTGGTGAGCGACGTGAAGGAGCCCCACGACGAGCCCGTCGAGTCGGTCGAGATCTGGTAGCCCCACGCCGTACCGTTGAAGTAGACGACGACGAGGCGGTTGTCCGACATCGTGAAGACGTGGCCAGAGTCCTGCGCCCGCAGACCTGTATTGACGGTGAGCGATGAGTTGACTGTGCTCGACACGACTACATCCCGTAGACGTTCGCCTTGAGCTTGGCCACGGTCTCGCGCAGGAGCACCTCGTAGCCCACGAGGCCGTCGGGATAGCCGGTCGGGCTGCTGGAGGTGACGTACTGAGCCGTCGGGTCGTACGTGTAGTGCAGGCCGTCGGAGCCGATCAGGCTGTGGTCGGCGTTGGAGATCGCGTAGGAGTCAGCGCCGATCCTGATGGACGGATCAGCGGCGACGGCGGCGCTCATCTTCGCGTTGAGGTTGACGACGTTGGTCGTGTGTGACGCCTTGGCGAAGCCGTACGGGATCGTGCCCCAGATCGCCACCTTCCCGGCGGCCTGGATGTCGTGGAGGGCGCCGAGCGCGTCGGCGACGATGGCGTCCAGCTGGGAGTCGTTCAGGACGGCGCCGGCGTTGTTGGCGTCGTTGGTGCCGATGTTGTAGTGGATGTAGTGCGCGGGCCCGGCGATCACCGTCGGCAGGTAGGTGGATCGGTAGTGCGAGGCGATCTCGCCGCCGACGCCGTAGTTGATGATGATCGGGCACGGCCTGCCTGTCGCGGCCTCGAGCAGGTTCTCCAGGCTGCCGCCGTTGTACTCGAGCCCGTCGAGGCGCTCGCCGTTGTAGGCCTGCATGCAGTTCGAGTCGCCCGCGAAGCCGATGATGTCAAGCGCGCCGAGGCGCGTATCGTGGATGTCGATCTGTAGGTTGAGGCCGTTGCCGTTGGTGGCCGTGGCCGAGAGCCTGACCCAGTTAGCCGAGCTCAGGTCGAGCCCGAGGTGCGCGCGCCCGGAGTCGGTGTTGCTCGTGACGGTGAGGATGTTGCTCCAGCCGCTCGTCGGCTTCGTGCCGCTCGTGGACGAGTTCTGGTCGATCGTGTAGGCAGACGGCGTGCCGTACCAAGGCCCTGGGTTGCCGATCGTCGGACGCGTCTGGTTCCACCAAACGAGCGCGCAATTCGTACGCTGCGAGGGGTCGACGGAGCTGAGGTTGATCGCGAAGTCGTGGGTCGGCGTGCCCGACTCCTGCGTCTGATAGCTCGAGTCGACGAGCGCGGTCGATGTGGCCGGCAGGCCGCGAGAGATGAGGGGCATCTCCGGCGGCGGCGCGTTGGGGATCGTCGCCGACCCGATGTAGACGTCGACCCCCATGCGCCGGCTCCGGCGAGATCAGGTGACGTCGACCAGCCAGACGCCCGTCGCGTCCCAGGTGATCTGGAACGTGCCGGCCGTCGTGGACACGTCGGCGCCGAAGTCCACCCAGCCGATCAGCGGACTGGTGGACGCGGTGCCCGTCGACTTGTAGATCACCGCCCTGCGTGCCGTGAGCGTCGACGTCGTCCACGACGTGTCGGCCGCGTCGAAGCGGGCCTGGTCGGTGGTGCCGTCGTACGAGCTCGCGAGCGTCCCGAGGGTCGCGCCGCCGGCGGTGTAGCCGGTGCCGGTGATCTCGTTTGTCGGGTCGTTGAAGAAGTCGTCGGTGTCCTGGTTCGGGCTGTACGTGTTGAGGTGCAGCGAGACCTTGAAGGTGTCGCCGCCCGAGGACCAGTTGACCTGCCCGTTGGTCGTGCCATCCGAGCGGTTCTTGGTCGGGACGCCGTAGAGCGACGCGGTGACGGCGGCGGTGTCGTGGCCGTCCTCGCGCAGCTTGGTGAGGATCTTCTCCCAGGACCGCGGGTCGGTGGAGGGGTCGGCCTCGCGCAGGAGCTCGGCGAACCGGCGCACCATGCGCTGGTGGTCGATCTCCTGCTGGGGGACCTGGCGGACGTCGACGATCTTGAACGGCGCGTCCTGCAGGTGCGCCATGAGGCGCGCGCGCTCGTACCTGCCGAGGTCGTGCTCGACGATCTTGCCGTCCTTGACGCGCACGCGCGACTGGAGGTCGCGGATCCGGTCCTCGGCGGCCTTGACGGACGCCTTGTAGTCGAGCTTGACGACCTCGCCCGCGAAGGCGCGACCCTCGCTCGAGCGCGGCTCGAAGGTGTCCCACCGCCCGAGGTCGACGAGCGCGTCATCGCTCCCGTGCAGGTGCGGGTCCTCCCAGACCTCCTTGGACGGTGGCAGGAGGGAGGAGCCCACGTACTTGAGTTCCTTCTGGCGCACGATCTCGCGCGCCGCGTCCTCGTCAGGGGCCGAGACCGAGTAGCGCCGCGGGACGCGCTCGGCCTCGTCCTGCGTCTCGATGTCGTAGCGCAGCAGCGGCGCGTCGGCGACCACTTCTCCTCCTTACGCCTGGTCGATGATCGACCCGAAGCGTGCGCGCGGGTCGACGATGTTCGGGTCCACCAGGGCCTTCCAGGTGAACGGGATCGTCGCCTGGTCGCCGGTCTTGTTGTGCACGATCGAGGACTCCTGCGGCGTCCGCTGGCAGATCCGGAAGCAGTAGGCACGGACCTTGCCGGGCGTCGTGCCGCCGTCCAGGCTGGTGCGCTGGAAGAGGACGCCGACGCGCTTCTGGGTGTACCCCGTCGGCGCCCCGAGCGGCAGCGTGCGCTCGCCGGTCGTGCCGTCCGTGGTGATCGTGCCGCCCTCCCAGAGCAGCTGCAGGAGGTCGATGTCGTTGCGCGCATAGCTCGCCTGGACGGACATCTCCCAGGCGGTCGGCAGCGACATGATGTCGGCCAGCAGCTGGTCGACGTCGAACGTCTCCTCGGAGTTGTTGCGGACGATCGTGATGCCGCCCTTGGTGGGGCCGAGATCTGTCCAGCCCGACTGGGCGTCCCACTGGCCGAAGCCGGCGGTGGTGCGCGTCACAGCGATGGCCGGCGTCGTGCCGCCAGTGAAGCTGCCGGTGGCCGTCATCAACGGGACGGCCTGGCCGGAGTTCTGTGACGCGAACGTCACCACGTACGGCGTGCCGGGGCCGGGGCCGCCGGTGGCCGTCACGCCGCCGGTGCCGATCGTCGGCAGCAGGACGAGGGCCGAGACGACCGCGCTCGCCGCCGCGTTGTAGGCGATGTTGCCCGTCGTGTAGCCCTTGTAGGTCAGCGTGAAGGTGCCGCCCGTCGGGGTGCCGGTGATCGTGATGGTCTGCTGCTCGTCCTGCGTCGTGGTCGAGGTCCGGACCATGTCGTTCAGCTGCGCCGGGAACGGCGTGACCGACAAGTCGGCGACCACGACGCGCGCGGCGCCGCGGATGAAGTTCTTGCTGAGGTCGATGCCGAGCCCGACGCTCTCGATGGTGCGGCTCATGCTCTATCTCCAGTCTTGAGGCCGAGTCCGGGCTCAGTTGGTGGACGAGGACGGGGACGCCGCTGGCTTGGGGGCCGCGGACGGAGTAGGCGGTGCGACGTCGTCGCTGTCTGGCCCGAAGAAGAGGGGAGGCGCCTCGCCGAGCTTGGCGTGCAGCGCGCCGACGAGGCCGTCCTTGTCGAGCGAGTCGGCGTTGGTGACGCCCTTGGCCAGCGCCTCCTCGCGAAGGTCGTCGACCTTCTTCTTGGAGTAGCCGGGGTCCTCGACGGTCTCGAGGACCAGGCCGCGGCCGGAGAGCATGGCGTGCTCGGAGTCGGAGACCTGCCCGACGCCACCGAGGTGGATCGTCGGCCGGCCGTCGGTGAAGGTGATGCCGCTGTTGGCGTCGAGATCGTTCGAGTTCTGGACGTACTTCACGAAGTGCATGCGGGGCTCCTCAGCTGTAGATCGAGGGTCGTTGCGCGGTGTACTGGAGGGCCGACCCCTGCCACATGTAGCGAGGGTCTCCTGACTTGCCGTCGACCCACCTCTGAGGCGCGATCCCGCCTCGCGGAGGCGAGTCGACCCCGTCCGTGGACCCGAGCAGAGCCGGGTCGCCGCGCAGCACGGCGTTGACCGCCTCCGTGGTACGCATGATGCGACGGTTGGTGATGGTCTCGAAGGAGGGCCAGGTCGACCGATCTTCCGGCACCGGACCCGCCTTCACGAAGATCTCGACCCTGATGACGAGCACGCTGGAGTCGAGCTGGTCGCCGAACCTGTCGGTCGGCGAGGGGTTGGTCTGGTACGCCTGCACGGCCACCGCTGGCAGCTTGTCGGGCGGCGCGTGCAGGAGCGACTCGTGCCGGCCACCATGGATGTTCGAGGCGTCGACGTGCTCGACGTCGACCTGGCCGACGCCCTCGTCGAAGCCGAGGGCCTGCATCTCGAGGTCGGCCTGCGCCCAGCGCTCGGCCTGCGAGTCGATCTGCGCGTTGAGGCGGTCGAGCAGCAGCAGCCGCACGGCGCGCTCGACAGGCTCGAAGCCGATCAGGCCCTCGACGAGCCCGCGGTTGCCGATGAGGGCCTGGGAGAGCGCGCTCACGGCCAGACCACCGCCCCAGGGTACGCCGGGTAGTGGAAGGGGAACGTCTCCTCGCGCGGGAAGTGGCGCGGGTCGTGCGTGACGCGCAAGCAGTCGTCCTCGTCGATGTCGGGAGCGTCGAGCGAGAGGAGGTTCGGCGAGTCGACCATGGAGATCGCCAGCGCCTGCTCGTTGCGCGCCTCGTCGAGTAGGCGGTCCTGCAGGTCCTTGAGGATCTGGACGCGGTCTGGGTATGTGGCGATCTCGGTCGGGTCGGCGCCGGTGCTCTTGGACTGGAGCCACTCGCCCACCATGGTGCGGACGGCGCCCATGAGCTCGAGCGCCGACAGCTTGCCGAGGTAGGAGAGCAGGACGACGGGCAGCACGCCCTCGCTGGCCGTGTCTGGAGGCGCCGACATGACGCGGTGCTTGACGGCCTCGATCGCGAGGCCGATGAACGTGTCGCCGTAGTTGGAGTCGCCGCGCAGGCCCTCGAAGATCGCTCCGCCTAGCGCCATCTTGGTGTAGTCGGCGACCAGCCCGAGGCCTGTAGGGGTCGCGGCGGCGGCCGACGTGACGCGCAACTCCGAGACGACCGAGGTAGTAGCGGTGATGTGGCCGTTGTTCCAGTCCATCACGACGAGGTAGAGGTCTGCCTCTACCGGCGCCACGAAGGTGGCGACGTAGTTGCCGGAGCCGGATGGACGCTCGACGACCCCCGTAGTCGAGCGTCCAATCGCGACCGTCCCGGTGGCGGCCTTGATGACTTGGTAGCCGACGACCAGCCCGCTGTTGAGCCCGTCCTGCGAGATAGTGATCGTCTGTCCAGGTGCCGCCTCGAACACGAGCTACTCCTTGGCCTCGAATGCCGCGATCTTGTCGCGGTCGTGGCCGGCCTTCTCGACCTCCTGGACGCGCTTGACCTCGTCCACGTCGGCGGTCTTGAGGTAGGCGAGCACCTCGTTCTGGTTGTGCTTGGACGGGTCGTAGAGGTCCTGGCTCTCTCCCTCGTCCGTGCGCCCCTCGTCCTTCGGGGACGCCTTGTCGCCGCGCGACCCCTGGGGGTCCTCGCCGGCCTTCGGGGCGGGGGAGCCGTCGGGTGACCTGTCCTCCGGCTCGTCGCCCTCGAAGAACACGAAGCCGCGGTGGTCGCCGGCCTTGATCGTCTCCAGCAGGTCCTCGGGGACCTGCTCGTCGTCGAAGGTCTCGTTGGCGTAGCAGACCTTGGACTGGCACATCGCGACGCGGTGGCCCGCGACCTCGGTGTACCCCTGGAGGATGGGCATGATCTGCCCATCGCGTGTGACCTTGATGGACATCAGCTGCCCGACACGTCCATGACCACGATGCACTCGGGCCGGTTGATGCGCGGGATCCGGGTGCTCGCGTAGTGGTACTCGGTCTCGAGCGAGTCGGTGTTCAGCCGGACCCAGTTCTGCGCGCCCTGGCGCAGCGACGGCTCGGCGAACTCGCTCGTCGGCACGGCGACGCGGCCGTCGAAGACCTCGATCAGGTTCTCGCCCTCGAACGGGTCGTCGGTGGTGACGATGACCTTGTTGTCCGGGATGTAGAACGTGTGCGCGCTGCGCCCGCGGTCGTAGGTCTCGTTGGCGCGATAGCCCGAGTCGGTGACGTGGAACTGCACGCGATCCGGCTCGTACATGCGTCGCGTGATGTCGTTGAGGTTCGGGATGAACTGGGCGCGTCCGTCGAAGCCCGTCAGCAGCGCCTTCGCCTGGGCGGACCAGACGAGGTTCTGCATCGTGTTGTTGTTCATCCAGAAGTGGATCCCGTAGTCGCCGGTGTCGTTGGCGAGCAGGATCTGGACGCCGATCATGTCGTCGATCGGGGTTGACGACGCCCGCGTACCCCAGGACGTCCCCACGTGCGTGAAGTGCGTCGAGAGGTAGTTGTAGTCGATCGTCATGCCCTGGTCGGACTCGTCCTTGAACGAGACCACGAGCAGGCCGTTGAGGATCGCGCTCATGACCAGGACTCGCCAGCCCTGCTCGTTGCGCTGCTGGAGCGCTGCGGCACGGTTGACGATGTCGACGCCGGCGCGCTGCGAGATGTTCGGGTCGTCCGCGCGCAGCTTGCGGAGGAGCCGCTCGTCGATCGGCGACTTCTCGTGGATCTGCAGCAGCTCGACCTCGTTCTCCTCGAAGCGGATCCGAGGCACGTAGACGTTCGGGCTGGCACCGATCGCCTTCGGCTTGGCGTAGCCGAAGGACTTCATCTGGCTGCGCTCCATGCGAACCGTGTCGTCGGTCCACGGGATCGTCGTCACCAGCTGGTCGACGACGGGCGCCTGCTGCTCGATCCGGGTCTGTGCCTGGACCTGCACGAGGCGCTGGAACTTGGCCTGGTTGTAGATGTCGAAGAGCTCCACGCGATCACCCCCTCCCTTAGACGGCCCGGAGCTGGTTGAAGTTGGCGGCGGCCCAGGCCTTGACCGCTGCCTGATAGGTCGAGTAGTTCTTCAGGAGGTTCGTGTTGATCACGAGCCCCGTGTAGTAGACGGGCAGCGCCTTGTCGCCCAGCGAGGTGTTCGAGATGAACTCCTCGACGCCGTCGACGATCCCGTAGATCTGCTCGGGGTCGACGCCAGCGGTGGTCTCGGAGAACGATCCCGCCGGCGTCGTGCCGCCGGTGAGGTTGTTCTGCTGGACGGTGAGGTTGAACCTCGCGCCCGTCTGGTTGAAGGTGACGACGAGCGCGGTGCCGGGGAGCGGGCCTCCGGAGACGGTGACGCCGCCGTCGGCCGCGATCGAGTCCATCGCGTTGAGCGCCGTCTGCGCCGCCGCCGCCGAGGAGTTGTAGGCGATCGTCGCCGTCTCGCCCTCGTAGTTGACGACGATGTTGCCGCCCGTGGGCGTGCCCGTGATCGTGAGCGTCTGGACCTCGGCCACGCCGCCGGCGCCGGTGTACTCGTGGACCTTGTTCGGAGTGGAGCCGGTCTTGGCGACGAGCGTGCCGGGGTAGGTCGGCGAGCCGAGCAGGATGCGCGGGTCGTAGGTGACGCCCATGGTGGTCTGGGCCACGGAGACCGACGGGTTCGTGCCACCCGTCAGGCCCGATCCGTCGGCCGAGATCATCTGGACGTCCTGGTTGCCCAGGTTGTTCTGGAACGTGATCGTGTACGGGCCGCCATTGGAGCCCGTGACGGCCACGTTGGTGCCGCCGATGGTGGAGAGGGCGCGCAGCGCCGATTGGACGGCCGAGGCCGCCGCGTTGTAGGCGATCGTGGCCGTGGTCTGGCCGCGGTAGGACAGCTTGAAGGTGCCGCCGCTGGGCGAGCCGTTGACCGTGGCCGTCTGGACCTCGTTCACGCCGCCCGTCGGGGCGAGCGAGGAGGCGTCGAAGACGACCGACGGGCGGTGCTCGCGACCACCGACGCCCAGCAGGCAGGTGCCGCTGCCGACCTCGATCACGCGCTTGTTCATGCCGCCCACGGTCACTCACCCTTCCCGTTGCCGTTGGACCCCGCCTTCTTGGCGGCCTCGATCGCCTCGAGCCGCTCTCGGACCTTGGGGTTGGTCGCCGCCATGGCCTGGGCCAAGATGGGGTTGTCGGCCAGCAGCACGTCGAGCTGCTCC